CCCCTTTGCACAGGGCAAATGCAGTTATTGGATCAATGGCTGCTCCGCAGACTTGGCCTCTTCAGGCATTGGCACTTGAGGGATAGCTTGCTCACGAATAGCTTGCACCAAATCAGCAACTTGCTCATAAGGTGCTTTTGCCAATGCGGCCAGGATCATGTTCACTGCGCCCAGGGGCAGTTCCAGTTTGACAGGGGTTGCCAGAGTCTCTTGCTCAGTCATGCGTTTCTCCATTAAAAGCCGCTGTTTGGGCCAGCGGGTTGCCCTTATCTATTATGCAGAAACAGAATTCTGTTGACGGGCGGCGCTTTCAGCTTGACGAGCCGCTAAATCTTCAGCGTTCATCTGCTCAACAGACTTGATGTCTGCGGCAAGAACCAAATCTTCTTTACTTCCCGTGATTGGTTCGCCTGCTTCAATTTTGCGGTCAATTTCTGCTTTGGCAATATCTTCTACGGCTGTTTTTGCCCTGCCAATAAAAACATTTTCAAGCCAAAATTGCGGGTCTAGTGCAATGTGGCGAAACGCTTTGTCTTGAGCATCTGTGAGGGTGACTGTGTATGTGACTGACATTTGAATTTCCTTTTAACCAATGAAGTGACCAGAAAAAGTACCAGCGTATGCCGCAGTGCTACGGATTGTTGAGGCGGCTGTAACAAAACAAGCAACTTGAACATAATCTCCTCCAGCCATATAAAGTACGCCAGATACTTGTCGAGAGCCGGGGTGTTGCAGAGTGCCCCCTATGGCAATTGCAGAAGATGATGGGCCATAGCAAGCAAAATTACTGTTTAGTATAAGTTTTATAGTGCCGTCAGTATCCGTTGAAGTAACAAAATTTACTTGAGCGGAAAAGAAATACCACCCCGCCATAGGAGCCGTAAATGTAATATTGGCGTCATATCCAATGCTGTTCCTTGAGAGTTGCCTTGTACCCCCGGTTTCACTGAAATTAATATAATTCCAACTTCCACCCGTAAGAACTGTTCCGGGAGTGCATTCATACACAAAGGCGGTATTGAAGTATTGATTCTCCATGCCTGTGTTGCGGGAAAGAGCATGGGTTTTAGCCCAAGCGCCAGAATTATTAACAAAGCGACCTTGGTCGGTGCTATCCCAATCTAATGCGTAGTACGGGGTTGTGCCAGCGCCAAACCAATTACTGCCACCAGTAGAAGCATTGCCTTCAAAATATGTATTGCGAAAATTTCCAATATTTGTTGAACTTAACCAGTTTGGAAAAACGGTTGATGCTGATGTACGGTTAGCTGAAGTAGTACCAGAAATAATGCCGTACACATCCATAGTTACTGATCTGACTGTTCCAGTATAAAAGGAATGAATCCCCGTGGTAGCTATGGTTACATAATCTGAAGAAGCGGTAGAAACACCAATGCCATGCGTGCTAACTCCATCGTTATATGTAAGTATTTTAAGGTTTGTTCCAGCGGCATTGCTGTAAGTTGCGCCAAGGTCTATGGCTTCTGGTGTGGCTGTTGTAGTTGGCGTAAGTGTGCCAACTGTTATGCGTTTTCTTGATGCTGAAGTAACAGCCAGCATTAAGTTCCCAAGGATGTCAAGAGTCATTGCTTGGTTGCTACCTCCTGTATAAAACCGCAAATCAGCAGAATTTAATGCTTGCCCACCAGAGCCAATGCCAGCACCGTCAGTTGATACTCCTGCTGTGAATAAGATTTTTGCGCCATCACTTAGTGTTGTGCCGCCGTTCTTTAAACGCAGTGTGGTGACAATGCCAGAGCCGTTTGTTGTGCTTCCAATAGCATCAATCTTGAAACTTGGGCTTGCTTGATTAACACCCAAATTCCCGCTTCCATCAAGAAGCATTTTTAATGTTGGGGGGTTCCCAGCAGTGCCTGTAAAAAACTGAAGGTTTGTAGTTGTCCAAGCACTCGGAGTACGAGCCGTGGTTTGTGCGAATATTCCAGCAGAAACTACTCGATTTGTACCATCGGATGTAGTAAATGCAAGCTGAGAAAAATTGTTTGCTGTAGTGTCTGGGTTGTTAATTGCAAGCTGACCAATAACAGAATCATAAGTAGTGCTAGAGTTCGATTTTGAAACAACAGTTCCAAAAGATGCTTGTACTGAGTTGTTAATAAAAGCATTAAAACTATTTGTCCCCACACCCAAATTTGTACCATCAAACACCAACGCACTACCCGTGGTCAGCACCTTGGAGCCGTTCAAATAAGCAACGCCATTGGCTGTGCCGCTACCCAGGGTTACGTTGCCATTGATATAGTTTGTGGCATCAACAAAATCAGAACCGTTCCATGCCACTGTGGCTGTGGATGAAACGGGGATCGTGATGCCCGTGGTTGGGCCTACGCCCCTGATTTTTACCGTGTAGGTTGCCGAAGCATTAATGACCGTGTAAATCTTGGATTGTGCCGGGGCCGTGATGGTGATGTTTGCTGAATGCCCTGTGCAGAGCAGAATAGCCTGTCTCGCCTGATTGGATGCACCTGTGGTGGTGGTCAGCGTAGTGTCTGCGCTTAAGGTGGTTGTCCCGGCAATTGCAGAGTCCAGCAATGAAGTAATGCCGTTGTTGACTGTATCGCCCCATGTGCCACTTAATTCACCAGTTACGGGAAGTGCAAAACCCAGGAGTGATGTGTATGCTGTAGTCATGTTTAAACCTCAAGTTACGACTTCTTCCCAGGCTGGATTTTGTACATCTGATACATTCGTCCAGCTAGGAGTTTGCGGGTTGCTGATATTTTGCCACGAAGGGGTCTGTGTGTCATCTATAGGTTTCCAATAGACGGCGATCACATCCCCCACTGATCCTCTTGCGTTTACACCTGTTAGGGCCAGTATTCTGTCGGCCACCGACATTGTTCCAACGGAGCCTGATGCGTTTACACCAGACAGGGTGATGGACACCTCTTTGACAACTGTGCCGACCGATCCGTCCGCTTGGTTGCTGTTCAGCGGGACAATGACCCCACCGGGGGAGCCAAACGCCAAGTTTCCGGTCAATGCAACCGATGCGCTTTGGACAACTGTGCCGACCGCCCCGCTTGCGGAGACTCCGGTCAAGGCCGTTGCCTTGTCCCCGGTAACGGCTCCTACAGCCCCCGATGCCTCAACACCTGTAAGTGCTACCAGCCGTGAGGTTGTAACTGACCCAACCGACCCAGAGGCCAGATTGCCCGTCAGGGCAACATCCTTGCTATGGTCAACGGTTCCAACTGCTCCAGCCGCAGAAACACCCGTCAAAGCAATCTCTAAGGCTGTCCCTACGCCGCCAACGAAACCAAACGCAATATCGCCATCTTCACCCTCTGAGGTGGTGGGAGCCATTGTCCCAACTGCGCCAGAGGCTGATACGCCCGTGAGCGCAATGATGAGGTTTGATGTGACAGAACCTACCGCACCTGTGGCGGTATTACCTGTGAGGTCAAGAGTACCGCCCCAGCCGTTACTCCCCCATGCGCCATCGCCCCACCCGAGAGACATGGCTTACCCCTTATGTGGTAGCCAAGCGCAACAGAGCAGTCGAAGTCGTGTTGGAAGGCATCGTCAGAGTGAAGGTTCCAGCCGTGATCGTCTGTGAACCAAAGGTGTGGACGCTGACAGCCTTGTTGCTTTGTGTTGAGTTATAGATTAACACTGCATCAAACGCCGTGGTCAAGGTCACCGTGGTGTAGGTGATCGATGCCGAAGGAGTCCAATAAGCCGTCCCTGCGGTTGTTGAGGTGTTTGAGGCCAGCGGAGCGGTGGCATTGGTCACCGTCACGCCGCCAGCAGAATAACCCGTACCAGACACTTCGCCCGTGGACGAATAGGCTGTGGTGGAGGCATTGATCGTTGCCGATGCCAAATACAAGGCCGCTTTGAACGTGTCAGCCGTGGTGGCTGCACGGATTGGTGCAGTGCCAAAGTTGTGAGTTGCAGTCAGAACCTCGCCCAAGAACGAGGTGGTCATTGCTTGTGTGTTTGCCATGATGTTTCCTTTAACCTATAGATGCGGCTTCAGCACCGGCAAAAACCGGCATTTTCTTCAACTGGACATGGACAGAACGGTGAACAAGTTCGCCCTCCAGCCAATACTCAACCCAAGTGGTCAGTTCATTGTCATTGTCCACGGTTCCTTCCCGCTTCTCAAGCAAGGAATCATCCATCTCGCCTTTGGTGGTTGTGACTATCAATTTGAACTCCTGATCAATGCTGTGGTTGATGTGTTGGCTGGCATCGTGATTAAGAACGTGGTGGTCGATGTCTTGTCAGACCCAAAGTCCAACACCGCCACCGACTTGTTGCCCTGGGTTGAGTTGTAGATCAAGGCGCACCGGGCCGTGATTACACCTGTCCAGGATACGTTGTCAAACCCAACATAGGCCGTGTAGTCAGATGTGCTGACGGTAATCCCGGTCATTGTTGCCCCGCCAGCCACATAAGTGCCTGTAGCCGCCACTTCATTGGTTGCCGAATACACCGTTGTGCCTTCGTTTAAACTTGCATTGGCTGTATACAGGGCGATCTTAATTACATCCGTGGTCAAGTCATGGATGCCCTGATAAAGCTCCGCTTTGAAGCTGGTGGTTTGGGTTTGGACAATTGACATTAACTTACCTGAACCCTAACCTGACCATCACGATAAGCGTCCTGACGCTGTTTGCCGTCACCCAAGTTCTTGAGTAGAGCAATTGACTGAACGTACCGATCATTGACCAGCTTGACCATGTCAGGCTCACCCTTCATGTAGGTCAAAGCCTCGCACAGAGTCCCGTACAACAGCGCAGAATCAAAGTTGTCTCCCAACCATGTGGTTGACGCAGTCACGATGGATTCTGGGTAGTAGTAATAATGCAACTCAGCACTGTATGTGCTGTTTGGTGTTGGGCCAACAATGAATGTCAACTCATTGACGTTTGTTGATTGAGGGCCAAAGATGGCGTAATGCTTTGGCTCAGATGAGAAAGCCGACAAAGGGTAGGCTTCACGGATGAAGTTAACGTCCTTGTTCAACAGATACAAGTAATCACCCTGGAACAC